TTGCGCCCACGCGGGAGCGGGGACGAGTGGGGGGGGGGGGAGGCGGGGGCTTTGGGTTCTGTGCTATCCGGCGGCGGGAGGATCGCGAGGTTTTTCGGGGTTATCCTGTTTGGGAATTTCCTGCGACCACTGCAAGAGCGCGGTTATATACCCTTCGAGACCGGTAGGCATAGGCGGCGCGGGCGGCGGCTGCCTATTGTTGATGTGCCCGGTTAGCGTTGTCATGTACGACATGGCGATAGAGAGCGCCATGCGCGCCCGGTCTTGCCGCTCATATGCTGCCTGCTGGATAGCGCGGGTATCACGCTCCATCGAATCCATACGGGACTGCAACGTTTCGTTCTGCTCCTGCAAACGCTGCACAAGAGCGGCTTGTGTGCCTACCTCGGCCTTTGTCTTCTCTTGCTCTAACGCGAGCTTAGTCTTCGTGATCTCCGCCTTTGACTCAGTCTTTTTGGATGCCCAAAGTACTAGGGGAGACGCGCATGCCCCGAAGATCGTCCCTAACAAACCGTATAAAGCAGAGGGGTCAAGATAAGGTGGCATTATTTTCCTAGCTCTTTGCGAAGAATCCCACGAGGTTCACAATGACATGGCGGCCTTCTTGCAATGGAACGTCCCATGATTTCACAGACCGGTCGCCGACAGTGGCATAGATTTGCCCTGCCTGCCCAGGAATAAGCTGTGTCTCAATCAGCCCCGCGGGTGCGGGTGCGTCAGCAGGCCATGTGAACAACTTTTCATCGTTTGTGAAATTTCCTCGGTATGTAAAGTCCATGTGAATCAAGCCGAGACCTGTTAGGTTATCCACCTGCACATAGCACCGCTCCGCGCCGTTTGATGTTGTCTTTGTCGTGGCATGCGTAAGAGTCCATGTCTTCGAGCCGGTCTGCACAGGGCCTTGACCCGGTCGAGTTGTAGATAAGTAGTTATTCACCTGGATAAACACATCGTCACCTTGCGGCGAACGTGTTCGGACAGGTACTCCCGTCCATCCTGAGGGCGTAGCCACGTCACGAGAGACGCAGTTTACGATTGCTAACCCCTTGAACCATGTCTCGACATAGTAGGACCATCGTGCTCCGCCGTCTGCTTTTCGGGCGCTTCGAGACGTGCAGGCATTGAGGACAGTCCCGTCGGTTCCTTCATTGAGCACATAGAAATCCGATGCCTCGTTGATCTTCGCGGGTGCAGTAACAGTTCCCTTGTATGAGGACGATTCGGCGCGACATTCGGAGAGGACGTTATCACCGTAAGCGACGATAAACCCATGCCCTCCGTTTTCCTGTGCCTCGCATTCGACAAAGGCGCACTTAGTGGCACGGATGTACCATCCTGCTCCGTCTTTCTGGTTTCGGCGGTTAGCGGTGGATGGTGCTCCGGCCGCTACGTCTTGCCCGGCGGTCGAACCTGTAGGCAAAGCGTAGAGGTCTGCAAATGGTGCGGCGCGGTGCGTGTACCATGACGTCGAGAGAGAGAACTTCGTTTGTGAAGTCCACACCTCAATGCCTGCGTAGCCGCTCTTTGACTGGTTTGAACCTCCGATGTCTGCACCGAAAAATTTATTATCGGCTGCACCGCCGGTTCCTTCCGGGTGTCCCGCTGGTTTACCTACGAGCAAACCTGATTGGCCGCAGTGGCGGGTTTTCAGCGAGAAAACTTTCATCGCTTGATCGTCGATGCCGATGATTGCCGCACCGGTTTCCATACCCCAAATCTCAAGGAAATTCAGAGTAGGAACGGCGTCCGGGTCTGCGGGGTCTTTACCCAAATCCGTGTTGAAACAAATGCCGCAAAGATTTGGTATCCACTGCTGATGTTGGATGCCAGATTTGCGAGAGCGGATCATGAGGTTTGAGACACCGAAACGCAGGCATGTGGGGTCTTGCAGACGCTCTTCATAGGTGCCCGTGTGGAAAACGCCGGTCTTTTTCTCGATGGTTTTATCGGTCGTGGCAACAATTTGAGTTGCGGTGCCTTCGCCGTAGACCTGCACAAATCCCTTGAGCTGGATAAATGGGTAGCTAACCTTGTAAACGCCGCCTGGGATGAAGACAGCGCCACCGCCTAACGCTGCGACAGCATCAACAGCATCTTGAATAGCTTTTGTGGAATCCTGTGCGCCGGTCGGGTCTGCCCTATATGGTGCGTCCAAGACGTTCACACTTCGAGCGGATTTCGGCTGCGCGGCCGGTACCTGCACGTTTTCGAGAGCTGTTAGACGTCGGATAATCCCAGAATCGTCATAATTACTCCCGTCCACCCCGTTCTTACCAGGTTCACCCTGCGGGCCTTGCGGGCCGGGAGGGCCAACGGGTCCAGGCACACCCTGCTCACCACGTTCGCCACGCGGGCCAGGTGCTCCGGGTACTCCGTTTACACTGAATTCCTGCACGATTTTACGGACACGTTCATCTAGATTCGGGTCGATCGATATAGCCTCGGTGGCTGGAATCCCATGCATTGAGGGTTGTTTCCCGACTTGTTCGGTAAGCCACCCGGATAGACTAACCGTTTCCCCGCCCTTCACAGAGACGGAGGTGAATGCTTTCAGCCGTGTACCGGATACTGCGGTAAATGATCCCTCAACAATGTATTCGCCTTCAACTAGGTCAAGGCCGGTTACGCCGCCGGGGCGGGCAGTTTTTAAAACGCCGTCTACGATATGGCCGGTAATTACCGTTGGTACATACGTAGTCCCAGCATCCACACGCCACATTGGCGTAAACGTAATGGTGCCATGAGCAGGCACCGGGGACTCATCTATTTTTTGGTGAGTGAGCGTGTGCGCAATGACGCGCCCATAATTTACAGACATTATCAGTCCTTAGGTTTAGTAACTAGTTGCCGTAGCTCGGCGAGCGCGGTTTCTAGTGCTGTGAATCGTTGTTCGAGTGGGAGTACGCCTTTGATCCATGAACGAATCTTTGGTACCACCCACAGCGAGGGTGGGTCGTCGTATGGGTCTTCTTGGGGTGTGTCTTCGGAGCCGGTTCCGACTGCGAAGGTTTGGTCTGTGATGTACATGTGTCCTACGTCGATGTCGTCTGCTTTTTCGCATACGGCGTTCACGTTGTCTTTGGTGATTCCGTGGACGATGTGCCAGAACCGCCATGAGGGGAGTCCTTGGTAGTGGTCTGGGTGGATTTCTTGGTGTGTGCGAGCGAGGTATTTTGCTGCGTCGGATTCGTAGGTTACGGCGATGTCGCAGGCGTTCATCATTTCTAGGCGGGTGTTTGAGCCTGGGTTGATGATGATGGGAACGTCTGCACCGAGGGCTTCTCGGAGTAGTCGGTAGAGTTCGATGTAGAAGGGGATTATGGCCTGTTGTTCTGCGTCCCAGCCGTTTACGACTTCGTCGAGGAATATGGCTATGTTTACTATTTTTGTCTGGTCTTTGTACCAGGCGATTATGTTTTTTGCAGTTTGTAGAATGTATTCCTGCGTGTATTTGGTGATGTGCTCCATTGGCACGTTGAGGGATTTTTGTATGCGAGCGCGGTATTGTTCTGTGGCGTATTTTGAGTTTGCGCCGAATCTGGTTTTTATGTAGAACGCTACGAGTTTCGCGCCTGCTGCTTCGGCTAGTTTGCCTTGTTTGAGGAAGTCTGGGTCTACTTCTGTTCCCCAGTCGCCGGATGATTTGTTGAGGATGACGATGCCGAGGGTTTCACCGAATTTTAGGGTTTTTGCCCATTTACTGCCTTGCGGTTTATCCCTGTTGTAGTAGTCGGCCCACCAGTAGGATATTGGTGAGTAATAATTCTCGCCTGCTTGGAATCCGAATGAGCGTTGAGCGTCTACTGCGGAGCCGAGGATTTCTTTTGCTTTTTGTTCGATGAGGGCGAGAAGATGCTGCTCGGTGAGGGTTCCGGTACCCCCGGGGATTGCGATATTACCACCTGTGCTACCCGCTTCGAGCTGGTTGTACAGGTTGGTGTTTACGATCATTGGGGGTGTTATGTCTGGGTGTGGGTTGGTAATCAATTTTTGATTACTTCGCTTTCTGTTGCCTGTGCTGTGTCGTGTTTGGGTGTGTCGAGTGCGATTAGCCCTAGCTGGATTTGTGCGTCGAGTAGGGAATCTCGGAGACGGTTGTTTTCCTCAGTCAGGTAGATTACTTTGGTTTGGAGCTGTTCGGGTGTCATACGGTGTCTTTCCCCTTGCTTCGGTTGAGTGGTAGTACATAGAGTTCTACCCAGAAATTTTCTTCGCGGTTTCTTCCTAGATGGTTGAGCCATACGCTGCATCCGTCGTTGCGGAGGTTGTTGATAGTGGCAACGATGGGGTTTCCGCTAATGACCTGAGTAACTACGTAGGGGAGCTGCCCTACGTCGCCCCACCCTACGCGGATTTCTTGCCAGCCGCCGCCGTTGAGGGTGTAGGGCCCTAGTGGGACGTGGAAGAAGGTTTTGGTTTGAGAGAAGAATCCCTCTACGCGAACGTTCGCTTTGACTCGCAATGATTCAGAGATGTTCACGCCGCCGTTCCAGTCTACGGAGATGCCCCTGTAAACGTTTATCGGGTCGTCGTGGTGTTTCATCCCGAACGTGAAATAGCCCTGTGGGTCCATGCGGATAATGCCTTTGGGGGCTTGCATGGAGGCTTCCTGCGGGCGCATCTCGATAATGGATGATCGGGAGCCTGCGGGGCCTCGCGCAAGGTCGGTGTAAATGGTTACGCCGGGTTCGTCGTTAGATGATGTGGTGAGGGTTCCTGTGAAGTAGTTTCCATCACCGTTAGCACTAATTTTTACGGTCTGTTTACCGGAATCGTCGAAAGCGGTGATACCGGCCGAGTTTAGCTTCACTCCACGGTTTTCTGCGGCGTCGGTTTGGAGCAGGCCGCTAGTAATCATCTGTGCAGCCAATTCCGAGACCTTGAGACGGCGCGCAACCAATTCCTCGGTGACGATCTTCTCAGCGTCGATATGCCGCGCAACTAGTTTCTCTGTGAGCACCTTATCCGCGGTTAGCTGCGATGTCACTATCCCCTCAATCACGGTGGCGCGTTGCAGAATCGCATCATCTGTCACCACGAGACGTTTCGTGTTCACGTCCATCGCGTTTACAACCCCCGCAGCTAGTTCCGATGTCATACGGAGCTGCTGAGCTGTCACTGCGTTATCTGCGAGCGCGGTTCCTGTGAGGGTTTTTGATGAGTTGAGGGTGCGGGCGAGTGTATTGGGGTCTTCGGTCGCGTTTTTGGCTGCTGTTGCTGTTTGGGTGGCGGTGTTGGCGGTGTTTTGCGCGGCAGCGATGTCTTTTTCGAGTTGATCGAGTTTTGTTTTGACGTCGCCGATTATTTTGCCGCCGTTGTCTATTTGCCCGTGCCCGTTTTTGAGTGCTTCGTCGAGTTCATGGAGGGAGTTTTTTAGGTTCTCCATGTCTTTGTTGAAGTCGGCTATGGTGTCGCCGTCCCATCGGCGGGGTGTGTTGGTGCGGTCGAAATACATTGTGTATTCGTTTTTGCGGGCGATTTTGATGCCGTGGGGGACGGATGCGGGTGTGCGGAGTCGTTGAATCTGCTCGCGGAGTGTGTCGGTTGGTCGTGTTGGTCGTTGGTCTACGAAATCAACCATTAGTATGTTGCTTCCTGGAAATCTAGTGTCACGTCACTGTTGAGGGAGCCGGTCATTTTGATGATGCGCATCGGGTATGTGCCAGATGGTACGGAAATCCATCCGTCGAGGGTGACTGCTGCGATGTCTCCGACGAAGAATGTTCCGAGTGGGGTTTTCTCGGAGGACGCGGGGAAATCTAGTGTCACTTGGTCGATCATTTTTTGACGGGCGGCGAGGGTGCCTGCGGCTTTCTCCCGGAGGATGTCACGGTTTTCTTGGTCTGAGTCCGAGATGACGTCTTCAAGGTATGGTGCGCCGCGGTTGATAGAGTCTAGGTTCTCTGCCCAGGATATGGCGGTTCCTTCGCCTTCACCTGCCCCTGTGCACCAGACGCGGTTTGTTAGGTTTTTCCCGCTGGACGCGATTTTGACTTCACCGATTTCTGCGTGGGATGCGGTGGTGTCGAAGTCCGGCGTCCAGTCTTGGTTTATGTATGGATATTCTTCGGTTCCGTGTACGAAAATCCATTTGATGAGGGTTTTCGTGTTGTTCGCCCATTGGGGACGGATCATAATGTCTGGCCCGTTGATGACCTTTGACAGTTCAGTCCAGCGTTTTCCGATGAGGTTGTTGGCGACGTTCCAACCCTCATAGGTGCGTTGGCGGCCGCCGGCTTCGTTGGGTGTCCCGTGTTCTAGGTTGAGCAGACCGCCGGGGCGGTTCATGCCGTGCTCGGCAAGGTTCCACGCGATCTGCCCTAGCGTGGTTCCCGTGTATTCGAGGGTCTGCCAGATGGTTCGCCGCTCAAATATTTTTCGCAGCCCCGCGACCTTGATGTCGAGCTTGGTGCTGGTTTCGGTTCCCCAATCGGTAATCGGCCCTGCAATAATCGGGTACTCGAATCCCTGGGTATCGGTGTGCGTGAGCAACACGCCGCCCGTCCACGGTTCCCACCATGTGGCAGGAACCGTGGCGAGCGCGGTTTTTGGGACTGTGAGGGTTAGTTCCTCGGTTTTGTTGAGGATAATGGACCATGAGGCATGTTCTGCGTCGATGGTGGATGCAACTTGCCCGGTGATGGGGTTTAGCCAGTAGAGGGTGTACATGCCTGTGGCTCCTATGGTGTTTTATTCTTTGGCGACGCCGAGGTCGATGACAGCGATTTGGTCGCCTGCGAATTTGCGCGGGCCGCCGCCGCAGACTTTCCAGCCTTCGTAACCCCACTCCATGTTGTAGACCTTGTACCAGATTTCATGCGATCCAGCGGGGACTGTGAGGACGCGGGTTACATCAGTCGTTGATTTGGTGTTGTTGTAGGTTCGTTCGCGGAAGAACTTCAGTTCGCCGTCGATGTATATCTCGTATCCGACTGATCCTCGGTCTGTTTCTTTAGCTTCCGAACCGTTGGGGAGGCAGTTGGAGACAGTTGAGGTGAGTCGGACGTCGATGTTTCGGTCGGTGGGGACGTAGAACGATCCTTTGCCTCGGATGAATTCTCCGCGTGTGGTGTACTGGTTCCCCTCGAAATAGTGGTGATGCAATAGGCCGAACGAGGTTCCGACTGGTTGAGCGTAAACGATGTTGCCTAGCTCTCGTGACGTCGATGTGCTCTTTTGCCCGGCGCGAATCTCACGTTTAGCGAGCATGACTGCGTTCGCTGGGACTGTGGGACCGATTTTAACGACGGCCGTGTTACTCCCGTCGGAGGCCGGGAGGTTCTGCTTCACATATATATACTCGACGCGGGAGCCGGTATTTGGAGCCGGTTCGGTGGTGAGGTTTTGCGCGGTAACTGGCACGCGCACGGAGCGGCCGGGCGCGAGTTTGATAACGACTGCTCCATCATTGACGTGCCACTGCATAGCTGAGGTGCCTGTGACGTCACAGCCAGAGATTACGCCGGGCGTTGGGTATTCGGCTGCTGTGATCGCTTGAATATCTTCCGGTGTGGTGCCATTGCCTTGTGCATCATGGGTGATGCCGAATCCTGTCGCCACTGTTTGGCCCTTTCTAGATGTATGTGTCTTTCACCGTTATATCCACCCACCCGGTAGCGGGGGCAAGCGCCTCTATTAGGGGCAAGAATCCGCTTCTAGGCGGAATCGTGTGCCACTGTCGCGCCGATAAGCGGTTGGAGGCGTCTCGCCCTTCGATTAGACATGCGCCGCGGGCACAGTCGATAGTGATGGGCGATGTAGTGGTGATGGGGTAGGGGTACTCGATGACTTTGCCGTCGTTGGAGGTGATTCGCACGCCGGAAGACCATTCCCCTTGAATGGTGTAGGTAGGGTGTGCGGTCGCGTTCCCCTCGTTGGTTGCCCCTACATAGCGAGGGGCTTGCTGCCCATAGAAGAGTATCCCTTGAGGGTCGGGGGCATAGAGTGGGTATCGGAGTCCTACGCCGGTGCCTGCTGGGAATGCTTGGTATACGATCGGCTCGCCGTAAAGGAATGGGTCTGCGGCAAAAAGTGGCACCTCGAAGTTTATAGCGCGCATACCGTCGTATGAGTGCTTAATTTCACCGTCGAGGCGCACCTGCGTGGTAAGTGTCTGGTTCTGCACAGTAACAGCGAGGGTTCCTTGTTTGCCGTCCCAGAGCAGGCCAGAGAGGAAGCGATCGGCGATGCTGCGGGTTGCATCATCGTCGAAAAGCATCCAGGCGCGGAGCGTGAGGGTTCGGCCGGTGCGAGTTGCTGCTGCTGGTACCATCCCGTGAGAGAGCTTCCGGGCGGTGTCGTTGCTGTTTCCTCCGACACCGCCGTAGAAGCCGTCTAGACCGGTGAGCCAAAATTCGGAATCGTGCCCTAGCTCATCTGTTGAGAGGATGAGGTCGCCGTGCGCACCGGGCACGGCGGGGCGCGCGGG